GTATAAAACTACTGGCGAATATTGATGGGTTGACCATTGACGGCATCAATTTCGTAGGTGGGAAAAGGCATTTCACGACCTACGATCCAGTAGGCGGAGATTATTATTCAGTATCGAATCTTGAAATCAAGAATTGTTCGTTCACACTGGCTGAGTCATGGGGTGGGTTGCATTTGGGTGTCCCCGATTTCGGGACGAATGTGAATATTTCGATACATGATAATGTAAGTAATGATAATGTTGGAGATAGTTTTCATATAAAGTCAATGACAGGAACGTCATTGGTCTATAACAATACTATCACAGGCGGGGCTACCAATACCCATTCTTGCATGTCAATAGACTATTGTGAAGATGCAAAGGTTTACAATAATACACTTTACACTGGAAAATACGAGGGAATGAACATCTTGTATGATTGCCAGAGATGTGAGATATATGCGAACAGGATATATGGTGATGGTAGTAACCCATCAGGAGGGGGATTGAAACTACATTATGGTGATGACAATAAGATATATTCCAACATAATATCGAACTGTGGTCAAGGTATTATGTTGTGGACTGATAACGATATATCTGGATATGACCAGACCGGGAATTATATTTACAAGAATACGATCACTGAATGTTTTGCGACTGACCCGGACCAATGCAGGGGAATAGGGTTGTATAGATACGCATCTGGTGGGACTATTACTGGTAATTATATTGAAAATAATGTGATAGCCGGATGTGCCGAGTATGGGTTCACATTACAGGCAATTGACGGTATTGCCACCTATGTAACTGGAAATTATATTCAATATAATGAGTTGTATGATATAGATTCAGATGATGTGTTTGCAGGAGGAGTTACATATACCATTGCTCAAGCAGATGCAGGTCTTGACCAGTTCACATCAAATTGGTCAGATAATCCTGACCTTATTGATTACACAGACGTTCAGAGTGATGTTACCAACGCTATGATAGACACAACAGCGTCACCAGCATCCCCTATCCTTAATGCTGGAGTGAAGTATAGTTGGGCTACTGATTACAATTGGGTAGATGGACCAGGGGCATGGTCAGAGGACAACTTCGCCCTATCCAGTGGTGGGGTTGGTAATGTTGCGAATAAACCAATAGCAGGTAGCGTTGTTATATTCGATGCCAATTCAGGGACAGGAACCTGCACGTTGGATGAGTCCACAGCAGAACTTGGTGGCATTGATGCGTCTGAGGCGAACGACATCACGTTCACAGGGAACACCAGTTATGATATCATCGTTAAAGGAGACTGTAATTTATCAGGATTCACAGGGTGGACAAATAACACTCAGAACATAAATATGACTGGAAATGGAAACACTTTAACAACTTCATCAACCTCAAGATACTTTTATAGTATTGACGTAGATGACGATACCACTGTTGAAGGTAGTAGTCCTTATGTAAATAATGCTATTGAAGTTGCTTCCAGTAAGACTTTGACTATGACTTCACTTTCTTTATATGTCTTGCCTAATGCTATCACGAATTGGAACAATCAAGGAACAATAGCATGGACAACTGGTAAACCCATATTTACTATAAATACCAATGGAGATTATGTTTGGGATAATATTGGAACATTAACCGCTACCAATTCTATTCTTGAGATATACGCCACTTCAGCCATAAGTGCAGATGTAAAATTCAGTCTTGGAGAGAATTTCACTTTACCTGCAAACTTCAGTATGGAGATCGAGTCTGATGATGGGACATACGACATGATATTTGACACCGAGACTTATACGTTCAACGCAAGTGAAAGAGATGTCATAGTTAAATCCATGGGTGTGTTTGAACTCGGTGCGAACCAAACAGTAGGGTCAATGGAGATTCAATCTGGTGGAGATATCACAGCCGCAGGGTTTACCACAACTATAGATTCGGAGAACGGATCGGGGTATGCGGCCAATATTGATGGAAGCGTCACAGGAGATTGTAATTTTAGTATAACAACTGCGGCGACAACGAAGGTAGATTTGATTCCATCTTCAGGAACTATCAAGAATTTGACTTATAATGCGACAGGACAAACATGTTCGTTCGAGGGTAATACTTCAATATCAGGTATTTTAACTGTAACAGATGGGGTGTTTGATGAGAATACTACTACTGACACCCTAACTATAGAAAGTAATAATGTAGTCAATGGAACTCTTGGTTCTTCCGATTGGACAGGAGCTTTATCCGTTGGCGGGAACATGAGTGGGACTGGAGATTATTTGCATGCGAACCAGACTGTTACGTTTAATGGAACCTCAGACCACGCTCTAAGTGCCGCATTTACTTTTTATGATTTAACAATCAACAATGTAGGTTTATATTTGTATTATAATGCTGATATTACTGTTGAACATACTTTAACTATAACTAATGGAGTATTTTATTGTTTACCAGGCAGTGCTAATAAGGTATTAACTCTTGGAACATCTTCCGCATCAGGAACTATATCTAATTCAGCAACCTTCAGGGCACACCAATCATCAGGAACAGGTAATTCCACCATTCAAGCCGCTTCCGCTTCATACTATGCGAACTTAGAGGGAGCAGGAGTGTATGATTGGGACTTTGGAACCACCAACGGAGAGGTCCATCTCTCAAATGTCAACATGAAAGGAACCGATGCCAGTGCAAAGACAACCGGAGGCGGGGGAGTAACGGTTGTGATGGATGACTCTTGCACTTTCTTTGAAGATTTCACCTTTGCCACTGGAGATACAGTAGATTTCGACTCAAAGAATCTATTAGTATATAAAAATATTACTGGTGGAGCAACCATATCAACCACAGGAAGATTATATAAGACTGGTGGAGAAACAACATTATTGTCTAATATGGATGTATATGTAATAAGACATTATTTTTCAACTGGTGCAATACATTTAGATGGGACTGTTAATGTAGGTGCAGATGGAATTTTCTGGTCATCTTCTACTGCTGATGTTCTCCCATACGATGCCGATGCGATATTAAATGTTACTGGTTCAATAACCGTTCCTGATTCAACCTACTTCGGAGCAGATGCTTCAGGTAATATGGGAGACGGCAACCCTGTAAGTGGTTGGACAGCAGATATGAGTTGGGGATCTCTTGACACATCATCCTCGGACGTAACCTTCAGCACAGGGGTAGTGACCTGTCCATCAGTTACAGTGTCGGGATCAGCAGCTCTTGACATTCCAGCCAATGTCATCTATTCAACACCCACAGTCGGAGCCACAGCCACACTAAACTACACCGAGGATCGGATTGACCCTGATTCAGATTATGTCAAAGAAGTAGGAGGAACTGTTACAATAGCAGCCGGTGTGACTCTTACCTCACGATCGTGTACTCTAAATGGAGTAGATATACTAAGTGATAACACAGGGCCTACTTACTGGGTAGATAGTATCGAAGCTGCTGGGGATTGGATAGTGGATCCGGGATTCTTTGTATTTGTCAAACCAATAGACGATCCAAATACTATAACCTCTGAAATAGAAACTGCGATCGACACACTAGCACCTACCACAGTTTATGGTGTAGAGACTGTAATGATAGGATATGTGACTTATTTTGTTATCATCTACATAGGAGGGGTTTAATTGACTCTAGCCGTACAACCATTTGAAATAACAGTAGTGGATCGGATTCTTGGAAAGGCTGGAGTTAAGCAGATGGCTAATCTCTACCTCAACCAACAGAATATTCTCCAAAAGCAAGCAGCAGATTTATCCCAGGAACTCGACGTTGTAAAAGAACGTCTCGTTGAAACCCAAAGACCCGTCATCTCAAATCTAATTACCAGAGGTCAATACAAAGAGTTTAGGAATCCCTATCTCATCGAGAATCTGTTCCGTGAAGGTCGGGAAAACTCCACGCTTCGTCACTGTGTAGATGTAATTACCGATGGTCTAACCAAAGAGGGCATGGACATCGATCCACAGTTTAAATATCGTTGTATGGATTGCAATAGATTCTTCAATAAGGAAATAGAGAGCTGTGAAAATTGTGGATCCACAAATCTAATGAAACCCGACCTCGATGAGAAGAAACCATTTGAGGACTGGTTCAAAAACATGAACTTCAATAACCAATCCCTCGAGAAGCTAACTCATATCTGGGCAGAGGACGTAGAAATTACCGATGAGGTTTATATCGTCTATATCTACAACTATGAAATGAACGAGATGCTAGGTAGCTTAGACTTGAGCCTCCTTGAAGTCATTCGAGGCAATCCGGGCGTATTCGAACTCATCTTCGACGAGACGGGGATGCCAGGAGAGGGTCCTCATCGGAAGTTCTTCTGTCCAATCCATCGAACCACTACCGGTGACGAGGCGACACTCTGTCCTAACTGCAAGAACGAGGGCCATGAGAATCCCCTAGTCCAGGCTTGGTTCCGATCCTGGAACTCTACCAACTATCCAACAGAAACTCCCCGACAACAGGTCATAAGAGGAGAATGGAACTACTATGCTCCCTGGGAAGTCTTCCATACCAGTAAATACTCTCCATCTATGGCCTACGGATTCCCACTTCCCATAACCCTTTGGAAGGAACTTCGTCTACTCGACCACATGCTGGAATACATGCTCTTCTTCTACGTAGAGGGGCGTTATCCTCGTGGAGTTCTTGCGATCGTGTCCGACAACCCCAAGGACGTATACAACAAGGCAGCAGAGTGGAAAGAAAAACACAAAGAGGATCCTCAGTACGTCCCCACCGTAGCGGTATCATCCTCATCCGGCCGTGGGAAGGTCGAATGGATTCCCCTAGCCGATTCCGTGAAGGAGATGGAATGGCGTGATGTGAGGGAAGAGGTCAACAACCGAATAGCTGCAGCCTACCGCCTGTCCAAATCCTACATGAATGACCCCGATGCAGGGGCAGGTCTAGGAAATCAATCCCTCGACATAGCCCTAACTCAAGAGGGCATGGATATGGGACAGCGCCTCTTTAATGAAGAGATATATCCCGACATCATACACCACATAGCTGCCGACCTATCCGACCTCGACCTAACAGAACGCTGGGCCTGCGTCCTAAACAAGAACAAGACCTCCGACACAAGAAGACAAATCCAACTCCTGAACGAATACGCTGACTTCGCCCAGAAGATGTCCGGCCTCGGCTTCAAAGTGACCTTCGATAGTGAAGCACTCCCGCCCGACTGTCCATTCACCATATCTGACGAACCCGACGAAGGCCTGGATTTCATGGATCCAAACATGTGGGGACCTGACTCACGAACCCCGGGCCCTGAGGTTCCTGAGGAGGCAGGGGATGAAAGCCAAGCGTCCGAAGAAGAAATATTATGAGATGGCTCTCCGTGGGGAGTTGAGGAGAGAGGCGGGGGCGGTTCTTAGCGAGGCGGATTTCAAGGCAGGGGCGGACAGCTATGAGTGGAACATGAAGGAGGCGGGGCGGATCGCGGAGGAGATGCAGAGGAGACTTCGGAATAAGCTGGAGCAGTTCCTTATGCGCGTGGGGTCCGTATTTTCTACGTATGGGTCATATAAGGGGAGCCTAAGGAAGGCAGATGGGGGCGTTAGAGTTGGAACGCAGGCGGGGGCGATAAGGGCTTACGCTGGTGTTATGTTAGGAGGGAGTGGGCCTTACACCGAGGCTATTGAGGTGATGGCAAGACAGGGGGTGTTTTGGGACCAGGCCTTCAAGGGATATTCTCGTGCTACTAGTAACAAGTTCAAGGAGGTTGTGCAGAGGGCTTATGAGGGACCAAATCATTTGACGCTAAGGGATATGAAGTTGAAGGATGGCACCGTGATTTCTGGAATTCGGGATGAGATGGTTAGAACGAGTGGATCCTTGAACTACAAGTTGTATAACATCTCCAGGACAGAGGTCAGTTCAGTGTCAAATGCTGCCTTAGAGTATGGCTATCGGTCGATCGATCCAGAGGGAGAGGGCAAATACGAATGGGACATTGTAGAAGATGCGAGAACTAGCGATGTATGCGAGGCGATTCATGCTCAGGTTAAACGGGAAGGTAAAGGTCGTGGGGTTACTCTTGATAGATTGGCACAGATAGTAGAGGAGCAGAGTCGTAGGCACATGGGTCCTAATTGGAGGATCCGTCGGTGGGTTCCTCATCCCCAGTGTAGGTCGGCTCCTGAGATGGTACGATGATAGAAATCAAGCTAGATATCAGTGGGGCGTTGAATGCTCTACAGGATTTCGAGGATTTGCTATCTAGTCAAATATCCATGGCCTTAGAGAAGACCGCAAAGAAGGTAGCTAGTGAGGCACGCAAGCTGGTTCGTCGTAACAGCACCGATCGTGGCATTTTAGCTCGTTCTGGGAGAGTTGAGAAGGTTAGTGATTATATATTCCAGGTTGTGTTCGACGCCCCACATGCTGCCTTTATTGAGTTCGGAACACAGCCACATCGTCCACCTTTCGAGCCACTGTTTGAATGGGTCCTCCGGAACATTCGAGCCAAGTCTGTTCATGGGGGATACAAAGAGAAGGTTCTGTTTGAGGTGAAGGTAAAGGATAAGAAGGGCTGGAGTAAGATTGGGGGATATCAATCTAAGAAAGGAGTGTATGTGGCGAAGGAGAAGTACGACAAGGAGGCCCGATCCATTACATGGCGTATTATCCGGAAAATAGAGAAAGAGGGGACAGAGCCGAAGCCCTTCATTCGGCCTCCTCTTGACATGGCCCAGATTTGGTTTAGAGAATTCTTGAAACGTGGATCCACAAAGAAAGTTAAAGGAATAGAGATAAAAATGGTGTCGGACAAGAGCTCTGCCGACAAAAAAAATTAGAGGGCGGAGTTAGCCCAGGTGACTAATCCTGCCCTCTCGATTGAGGCGTTGAGTTGGTAGATGGTCGGGATGTCGGCCATCCTTTTGGCGACCCTTGAGTCGCCCTTGTATTTGAAGACGAGTTTTACGGTTCTCCTCTTCTCCCTGCGATCGATGAAGGCTCCGACCTTGACCTCGAACTGGTTCATGTTCTTCACGCTGACCCCGTGGATCCTGCTTATTTCTTTCCAAAGTTTGTTCATTTTTTTGTCCCTCCTGTTGGGTAAGAGTTAATCGCTCTGCTAGCATATATACTTCACTAGCCCTTGTAACAGTCTGAAATAACACTTAATCCGATAAAACACAGATTATATGAGATAATATATATGGTTATACAAGAATCTACGTATGGAGTGATTGGGTTCCTCTCTTCTCTCTCCTCGTGTAGACTCTTGGGTCCTCGTCTCAGTCA